CGAACCCATCGGTGATAGCGATGAGCATTACAACTAATAAAAAAGTATAGAGTGTGTACATTAGTCTATTCTGAGACAGGGTTGGAGGTCTCGCCAGTAATCGTCGTCAGGACAATCGCAATCTTGCTGACACCATCCTAGTGCTGAAGAAATGGTGGGAAAATTGCATATGAAATGATCTTTACATAACATAGCAAGATCCATATGTTCTTTTTGTGTTCCGTGTCCAGTACGAAGTTCAATGTAATGAATCCAACTGCGAAGGGAACCAGTCATATAGATACGAGTCGGTGTTGCCAATGGCAATACAAACCTAGCACATTCTTTTGCTACACCTTTCTTTAGTAACATAGCATATACATCTTGAGAGTCTTTAAATAACTCTTCAATGATGTGGTTCATTTTTTCTACATCTTCTGGATCAAGATCGTCAATAGAATTTTGACGGTTCTTATCATCTTGACGACGTAGAGTTGGTACAGGAATCTTATCTGATAACAGATTTGTATCTGCATATCTCTGAGAAAATTCTTGATATGTAAATGAACGATGACGAAGTATCTGTGCAGCGATTGCTCTTGTTGTATTAATTTCAAGAGTCATTGTTGCTTGCTCAAACACAGACCAGTGACCGTGTTTAATACAATACTCTAATAGTTTTTCAACTTTAGGATTGTCTTGATTATTAGGATTAGATACTCTTGCTATGTATCCTATAGTTTTCTCAGCGTCAGGAGTTTTACTAATAAAACAAACTGATGCGTGAGACAAAGGTTTCATTGTACTATTCATTGACGAAAACATCTAGCGATTATAAGGATTGCAAATGATTGTATGTAATTTATAGTCGCCAATCCAAATAGAGTAGGAGCAACAAAGTTCCACGCAAACATTAGAACTAAAGGTGTTAAAAATACTGTGCCAATAAATTCACCAACTTGTTCTGGTGTTACTTTAACCTTAGTATCCTTTGGAGGTTCTTCCTCTGGTTTCTTAGGTTCCTGTATTTTATTGACGGTGTAAATCGTCATCTTCTTTTTCTTCTGTTTTTGGTCTCCTTCTTGTCTACTTCCTGTTGATTTTTCCATAATTTAGGGTTGACTATACCTTGTGATTGTTTGAACCATTTGAAGTCCTTCTTATACTTATCATAATAATAGTCAAACATCTCCACTTGAGACTGCGGTATGGCAATATCATAACATTCCTTGCCATTTTCTATGTAATGAACAAGATATGCTGTGTATGGTAATGTTTTGTCGTTAGCATCAGTAACCTGACACTTCTCTTTGAGGACGTTCAATGTATTCAACTCCGATTTCCCCACTGTATTGTAGGGAATGCTTCTTGGACAACTGCTTTAGTAATTCTATAGCGTTTGCCAAGTTGTTTGTCTTTTACAAGGCATAAAACCTTTGCTTCTTCTTCGTGTAACCCTTCTAACATTTGGATAAACATATTCTCTTTCTTCATAGAAGGAAGATTGTCTGCTCCACCCTTAATAAAGTAATAGAATTTACGTGCTTCTTTCTCAAGAAGTGTATGTTCTGTACCCATTGGTGCAGGGTTAGGTCTATAAGGTACATCACCATCTGGTAGTGCTGATAGAACACTGTCATCATAATTCCAGATGAATAGAGAACGTAGTGCTTGACTATTATTCTCTTGAAGGATTTTCACCTTCTGTGATTTTGTCTTTGCGTTGTGTGCTTTCTGCAAAATCTCTGCGATTGTAAGTTTCATAACTTAAAAATAGTTTACTGCTGACACTAGGTCATTCAATTCATTCTCTTCAAAGTAAGAAGAGAGGTCGCTCCTGTTAGCAGGAACTAAGGATTCATATGTATCTATAATCTTTTCACACATCTCTTTTGGAATGTACTCAAAGTCAATGAGTTTACGATTACGTTCATAGTGATCTATAAGTTCTGGTGTAGTACAGAAGTCTTCTGGACTTTGCGTAGACCACTTTGCAATTAAAACTTTGCGTAATGGTTTCTGTCTGCGTCCTTCAACCAAGCAACTATCATCAGATAAGAAGTTTGGAATACCATCAGATCTATCACCCTTAAGAATGTGCTCTGAGATATACAGTTTAGGGTCTAGTCCTTCTACCCATTTCTTAAGACAAGGATTGTATTGATCTACATATCCATATCTTTTAAGTTGAATGAAGTCTTTATCTCCAGAGAGTATTAAAGTCTTCACTGGTGGTTGCATATTGTTTTGCAATCTTATGTTTGCAAGACCTTGTTGTTTACAGAGAACAGCGATGATGTCATCTGCTTCTGCACCGTCAACCTCTACAACTTTGTATGGTAAATGTTCTAAGAACTCTGCCTTAAGTTTGTTAAGGAGTTCAAAGATATTATCCCAGTTATGTTTAGACTTTTCTCTGTCACGTTTACGTGTACCCTTATAGTGAGGGAACTCATCACGTCTCCAGTAATGTCTGTTGTCATAGCATAGAACAAATTCTCCATACTTTTTCTTAAACTCTGATCGATAGTTGAGCAGAGAATTAAGAACCATATGTCGGACTAAACCTTCTTGTAACTTCTCAGTCTGTGAAAGCGAAACCATAAGGTTTGCTATCATCACCTGATTCATATCTACAAGAATCATTTATTTAGTCATCATCTTCGTCATCTATTATATCATTTTCTTCACTTAAACGCAAGTACAGTAGTTCTTCGGGGTCTACTCTGCCATCATCAGTTAACATTTCTGGGTGAATAACTGCTTTTGCATACGCTGCACTCTCAAGATAAGTGTCAACATAATCTTTTACATACCAAGCAACAACAGCACCCATCAGGAACGCTCCTATGATTAATGATGCAAAAATAACCGCTTGTTCTGCCATAGGAAACTCCTTGTAATTAAAATTATTTAGACTTTTTTTTGCGTCCAGGTCTACGAGTCTGCTCGTACTTCCACGCATCTTCTAAGAGAGCATACAAATACTTGTATATTTTTCTTGCTTGTGGTTTAGGAATGTGTCCAAAGGATTCTCTTAGGTATGGATCACCACCCTTAATGTACCCTTCTAATTCAAGACACATCTCTGAGACACCTGCTGCTGTGGTACTCTCAATGAATTCTGTTACTTCTCTTCTAGTAAATTTCTGTGCTTCTAGTATGGGATAGACCTTCATTAAGAATCTACCTTCACACATTGCAGCATCCATTGCTCTCTCAACTAGAGCACAAAGTTCATCAACTTTGTTCTGTTGGTTTATCATTGTAGTCAAATAATACCTCTTGATTTAAAATGTGAAATTGATTCATTGCAACCACCTGTTTTCTGTCCGTCTACGACTAACTGTGGGAAGGTGGACCCATTACCAAACTCTTTATAAAACTGATCACGTGTGAAGTTTTCATTAAGTTTATACTCACGATAACTCCATCCTTTTAAATTATAAAATTCTTTTATCTTTGAACAGTAAGGGCAACCTGGTCTGGTATAGATTGTTGTACTGGATGGTTTCATTAGTTGAGATGTACGTTGAATGCGATTGAATAACGAGGAAGATCTGTGTTGTTCTTTTCCGTAGCGTGTTCTAACCACGATGGAAATAGTATAACAGATTCTGGAGTTGGATCGAAGTAAATACCTTCCTCAGTTCCGAACATACACATCTTAGCATACATATTCGGATTGTAAAATAATATTCCTCCCATCTCAGGTGTAGTCTTATGGTAATACACACCAGATATTTGATGACCTGCGTGTGTATGTCTTTGTTGTGACTTACCTTTACCTACTACATTAATCCAAGATTGTGAGATTGTCCACGATCCCTTCAATGGTTCTATGTATGCTGATGCACTATCTGGAACAGGTAATTTTTGTGAACCCACATATTTTTGTATTGCTTTACCTAGAAATGACTCAAGGTTTGGCATTGGATGTTTCTTAAACATCTGTAATAAATGTTGCTTCGAGTGAGTACCGTGTAAAGTTTCTTGCAAAGCATAAGGAGACAGATATGAACTGTCAGACCAGTCACCTGTCTCCTCTAAGTATTTGATTGTATTGTCTATCTCCTCTACTATCTTAGTGTCACTATGTTGTGATGGAAATATCTCAATGGGAAAAAGTTGCATTACTAAGTTCTTCAATTCGATAATGTCTTGCGAGTTGTTGATCTAAACCAAAGATCTCTACATCTGCATTGTCTGGTGCATCAAATATGTATGTCTCAAATGGCATCACTACTTTCTCTAACCAAAAATCTTTTGCCATACATTTAAAGATGATCATTTTATTTGATTCATTTCTGTAGGAGTAACTATTCATTCTGTAACTCCTTTAGTTTCTGATGGCAATGATCAATAATCTCTTGCCTGTAGAACATCAGTTCTTCAAAGCAATCTTGATTGTATGCACAAGATCTCAGTTTAGTATCAGGTTTGTGTAGACTCTCTATCAACAGGGTCAGTCCCCTCTGCTTCTTCTCTGATTCCTGTGTCATCGGCATCTTGTGTTTGTTTCTTAACATTATATATGGAATCGTCTAATTTTGCAAGTTCTCCAAGCAAACTCTTTTGATATTTCTTTTCCTTCTTCATTTTTTTACGAAGAGTCTCAGGATCATCCTTATATTTTGTACCTATCTTTACGATACGTTGTAGTTCATCGTGTGATTGCTTTAGTCTTCTATCCCAGAAGGCATCTTTGTTTAGAGGGGTCATACTGCGTCGTCAATAATGAATCTGAATTGTCTGAAATGTGCATTTCTAGACCTACTACTGTTACTATACCACACAGTTGAACTTCTGTCGTGTGATGATTGATATAATCCCCACTTAGCAGTTCTAGTATTGATAGATGTCTCTGAGTTATTCAATCTTATTCTTTGAGGTAAGATCTTTTCTTGTGGATAGTAAGGTGTTGTAGTTTCTGCACCTTCATTGTTTATAAGTTTCTCATCTCTTACAGGAAACTCCCAAGTAAATTCCATACCATCGGCATACCCTTGACCTGCACTTATAATAGAGTCTACTGTCCATCTGAACTGGTATCCTTTCCTAGTCTCAGGTGCTGTTTGTGTATCAGTTTCTTTATAGATTAACTCTGCTCTCATTCGTAATTTCATTCCATTAGTTCCTTCTAAGTCAAAGTCGTGATAGAAATAGACTGGTTCTCCTGCTGCATTTTTTCTCTGCCAGTATTGTATTAGAGTAGCAGGTTCTCTATACATCATTGTTACTGCTGATGATGTATCCTCTACACTCACAGCAAATAATTTCTCTACAAGATCACTGACTTGACTGTCAAAATAATTTGCTGTTGGTGAACCTGACGCTATGAGAATAGCAGGTGATGGTAAACCATATGCACCAACATCATTATCTTCATTAAGTGTTCCGAATGATAATTGATTTACAGCACCACCAGAAACACAAGAAGCAGTGTCAAGACTGTTTACTACAATACCTTGTCTGAATATTGTACCAAGAGTCTTGTCTTTACCGACAAAGAATTTTTCTAATTGACCTATTCTATATCCACCACTACCCATATCAATGATACTTTCTACACGGAATCTCATACCATTTGTCACTGACTCATACTTAATGTTAAGTGATAGTCCACCTGCACCAATAGACCTAACAATATAACCTACACTATCATCATCTGTTCTTACTTGGTTCACGTGTGTAGGACGTGGTGTAACTGTCAAGTAGTTGTTTGTAAATCCTCCACCACTTGACCACGCAGACACTGTATTACTTGAATCATTTACATCATACAATGAGAATGATCCAGGCATACCACAATTCAAATTAATATCTGGAACGTTATGTGATGTTGTTGTAAGTTCTACTCCAAATATATTAATAATCTCTTTTGTACTCTCATTATGTAAAGCAAAGTGTGGTGTAACTGATGCGTTATAATGACCTGCTTCAATACTAGCAACTCTAAATGTAATATCATCACCTCTAACTATATCAAAAGTATGTAATGGTGTACCTATCTTTGTCCACTCATCTACGTGTGCTTCATCTTCAAAGATCATTACATTATTTTTATACAGTTGATACTTGAATACAGTACAGTCACCGATACCACCTGTCATACCACCGTGTGATCTTAAACTTATACTTCCATCTTGTATAGCAGTAATTGTTTGTGCAGTGTTATGTTTAATCATATAATCACCTACACAATTACTACAACCTGATACCACTGAATCACCTTCTGCAACTTGACCACAACCAGTACGTGCCATTTCCATATTCTTAAATCCTGTAGGATCAAACATATAATCTTCACAAGATTGAATAGAACCCAACTCTCTAAACTCAGGTTCTACCAACTCTTTAAATACATAACCTGCAATACCCTCATAGTACCAAGGAGATCCATTGTAACTCATACGATATGATATTTTCATATCATCGTAGTCATCATCACCATTCAATAGATCTTCCCACCACTGCCACCAACGTGATGTCCATCTTGTAAAGTTTTTATTATTCCAGTTCAGTCTTCTCTCACTAAACATACTGAGGTTTTGTTCTGCTGAATTTAGATTAGTTCTCCAACCGTTACTTGTCTGAGAGAATGTCAATACATCATTCTGTGCTACAGAACTACCATTAGCAGTGTAACCATTAGGAACCATAACAAATCCTATTTTACAAGGAGCGTATTGATTTAGAATTGTTTTTGAAATTGTATGTGATAAGTATCCAGTAGCATCTGTAGCATTAGGAAGAATGACTTGACCATATGCAGGGTTATCATTTGTGTCAGTAATATAATATCCAAAAGTATTTTTATATGCTGC